AAGCCTACATGGTCTTTCGTAGACGGAGAAATTGGCGTTTACGTCTACTCCAAGTACGAGATTAAGCTGACGTACTGCGTTTATGCCATTAGCAAAAACGAGGAACAGTTTGTTAAACGGTTCTGCGAGTCCGCTAAAGAGGCTGATCTTGTCCTCATTGCTGACACTGGAAGCACTGACAATACAGCGGGGCTCGCCAAGGAGTGCGGCGCCAGCGTACATCATATTTATGTTAACCCTTGGCGCTTTGACATCGCTCGCAATGCTGCTCTTGCTCTTATACCTCGCGGCATTGATATTTGCGTTTCGCTGGATTTAGACGAAGTTCTCGAACCCGGCTGGAAAGAAAAGATCGAGCAGGTGTGGGTGCCCGGTAAGACCACAAACTTGTGGTACTACTTTGACTGGGGCCATAACATTAAGTTTCCCTACCGCAAGATACACAGCCGCCACGGCTATCATTGGCATCACCCCTGCCACGAAGACCTGCGGATCGACGGACGCGTGGAGCATGTCACTGCGTGGTGCCCGCACCTACTCGTCAGTCACCATCCTGACCCGACCAAAAGCCGTGGTCAGTACATGGAGATGCTCGAAGTGGCGGTTAAAGAGGACGCCACGGACCCCCATCACTACTTTTATTACGCGCGCGAACTGACGTTCTACCGGCGCTGGGACGAGGCTAAGAAGGCCCTTACGACCTACCTCGGCATGAACGCCGCCAGCAACCAGAACGAACGCTGCTACGCCATGCGGCTTATGGGCAAGTCCTACGCCGAGACCGGTGATTTGCCGCAGGCCGAGAAGTGGTACTACATGGCGGCTGGCGAGGCTCCTAACGCCCGCGAGCCGTGGTGCGAATTGGCTATGCTCATGTACCGCCAGCATCGCTGGGAGGAGTGCTTTGCCGCTTCCATGCGAGCGTTAAAGATCAAGGATAGGCAATTAGTCTATACTTGCGACCCGGAGGTTTGGGGGTACTGGGCGCACGATCTTGCCAGCATCTCCGCGCATCACCTTGGCCTCAAGGATATAGCTATCGAGCAGGCAAAGTTAGCCGTGGACTTAGCGCCTGATGACCTTCGCCTGCGCCGCAACCTGCGGTATCTTACGGACGCTTCAAAAGGTTCTGAGGGCGAAGAGTCATGGGCGTCAGAGACGAAGCCGTTAAGCAAATAGCCGATGGCGTTTCAGTCATCACGGTTATTGGCACCCTTGCTGGCATCCTGCCGTCTATCGCGGCCATCTTTACGATCATCTGGACGGGCATCCGTATCTACGAAACGGACACCGTCCAGAGATGGCTTGGTAAGTAATGGCTCGCCAAGTCAAAAAACCAGTAAAGCGCGCTCCGCGCAAAACAGAAGAAATCCGTACTCGTATCGTAAAGATCAAGGCTGAGATCGACCCTCCAGCGCCGCCGCCAAAACCCCCCGGCGGGCCGCTCGACAAGGCTCTCGACCTCGTCAAATGGGTGGACTCCCCCTTCAAACTTCTAACCATCATAATCCTCGGTGTTCTCGGTTTGGTCGGGTACATCGTCTACTCGCATCAGGATAAGCTGGTCACTTCGCTTACATCCCGCGAGACGATGCCGGAGCTTCTAGCCGACGAAAGACTTGCGTCTATGGGCCGCGATCTGATCCGCGATCTGCGCGCCGAGACGGTCATTATCCATCAAGTTGATCTAGCCAAGAACGCTCGTATCACTCGCATCGCGCAGTCCGCCGACGGACGCTTCAACCCACTTGAAGGTAAGAAGGGCGCGTTCTTTTCTGGCAACCCCGCACGCAACCGCGCCGCAGTCTCTATGCTCAACGGCGAAGTGTTATGCGAGCGGTTTGAGCCTTCTTCGGATGTCGGCGACTGGCTGGTTTCTAGGGGCGTTACCTACGCGTGCCGAGGCTCCGTGCCTCCCGAAGCAGGTAGCATGGTCGGCTATATCTCTATTGGCTTCAAAGTTGAACCGCGTGACATCGTAGCCGTCAAAGCGCGGATCAATCAGACAACGCGAGAGATGGCGAGGTGACCCATGGACCCCGCAACAATCGCGCTCGTATTTGGGGCTGCTAAAACAGCCTTTTCTGCTATCCAGCAGGGAATTAAGTTTGGCAAAGACATCCAGTCTATGACGAGTGATGTCGCTAAATTGTACGGGTCCGTAGCTAAACTAACGCAAGCCGCTGCCGATCCTCCGAAGCCAAAGCTATTTAGTAAGCTAACAGCGGAAGAGATCGCACTGGACATCGTTCAGAAGCGAAAGCAAGCCGCAGAGTGGGCCGAGCAAGTAAAGAACGAGTTCGTCGCGCAGTATGGACTTAACGGCTGGGACGAAGTTCAAAAAGAAATTATCCGCGTTCGTAAAGAGCAGCGAGCTTTAGAAGAACAGCGCAAGCGCGAAGCGCAGCAGATGAAAGAAGACTTGGCTCTGCTTGGGGCGGTGGTTTTGGTTGCGGCGTTTCTCGTGGCGTCGTTGTTTGGTATGGCAATGCTGTTGTACAGGTGACCCATGAAAACATCTAAAGCTGGTATCGCTCACATTCGCGAGTTCGAAGGGGAGCGTTTGAAAGCCTACCGCTGTTCTGCAAATGTTCTCACGATTGGGGTCGGGCACACCAGCGCTGCGGGCGCTCCCGAGGTTTGCGAAGGCATGACGATCACTGCCGAGGAGAGTGCAGAAATCCTTGCCCGTGATCTTGAGAAGTTCGAGCGTGGGGTCGAGAAGCTCGTTACCATCGAGGTAACCCAGAACCAGTTCGACGTGCTGGTGAGCTTCGCGTTCAACTGCGGGCTCGGTGCGCTCCAAAAGTCGACCCTCCTCAAGCGGGTCAACGAGGGCAAGTTCGACGCGGTCCCTGCTGAATTGATGAAGTGGACGAAGGCTGGCGGTAAAGAAGTCGCCGGTCTGGTGCGCCGTCGCCGGGCTGAAGCCAAACTTTGGCGGGGCGTGGACACAGAGAAACCTGTGGACATCCTCGAAGCACGTTTGGCTCCTGACCAGCCGAAGGCTTCTAAGTCCATCGCCCAGTCTAAAGAGGCGAACGCCGCCGTGGCCGCTGGCGGCTTAGGCACGATTGCCGTGGCTCAGGAAGTTATCCCTCTGGTCAAAGAAGGCGGGGACATTCTATCGTCTCTCAGCCCCACGGTTCTGATCCTCGTGGTCATTGTCATCGCTGCGGGCGCTGTATGGTGGTTCCGCAAACAACGGCTGGATGAGGAGGCTGCATGATCGCCTTTCTGTTCACCCCCCTTGGCCGCTACATCATGATCGGCGGCTTGATAATCGTGGCTCTTGGCGGCGTTTATGTTAAGATCAGGGCCGACGCGGTAGCCGAGATCGAAGCCGCCGCAACCGCCGACGCCCTCAAGAGGGTCCAAAATGCGATTACTTCTGGCGACAACGCTGTTGTTAGTCCTGACCGGCTGCTCGAAAACGATGGGCACCGCAGAGACTAACCTCTCGGCATGTTCGGTATGGCGTGACATTTCGTGGTCGTCGAAAGACACGGCGCAGACGATCACTGAAGTGAAAGTTAACAACGCGCGCCGCGAAGGCTACTGCGGAGGTAAGTGATGGCTAAGATGGCGAAGAAGATGCCGTTCGGTGGCAAGATGGCGAAGCCCTTCGGCGCGAAGGAGTCCGCCAAGGAAGAAAAGATGGAAAAGAAGATGGGCAAGAAAGCTTATCTCGCTGGCGAAAAGAAAGAGATGAAGGCTGGCGTCAAGAAGATGGGCTCCTACGGCAAGGGGAAAAGCTGATGGCTAAGAAGACCGTGAAGGCCGCTGGCGGTGGGATGATCCTCGGCCCCGGTCGCCCTCGTCGCCAAAAGACCCAGAACGCTCCTGCCCCTGCGGTTGTAAAGCCGACTAAGATGGGCGCGTATCGTAAAGGCGGTATGGTCAAAGGGAAGTGCTGATGGCTAAGAACTGGATCGCCGGAGCGATCAAGAAGCCGGGCCAGCTCCACAAAGACCTCGGCGTGCCGCAGGGTAAGAAAATCCCTGCGGCTAAACTTGAAGCCGCCGCTAAGCAGAAGGGCAAGGTTGGGCAGCGCGCCCGCCTTGCCATGACGCTCAAGAAGATGAACCGAGGCAAGTGATGGCTAAAGGGCCGACCAAGTCCAAAGTAAACGCTGCGGGCAACTATACGAAACCCGAGATGCGTAAGGCTTTGTTCAACAAGATCAAAGCCTCCGCCGTGCAAGGCACGAAGGCTGGACAGTGGTCGGCCCGTAAGGCCCAACTGCTCGCCAAGCAGTACAAGGAAAAAGGGGGAGGCTACAAATGAAGGCTCCCCAAAAATCCTTGAAGGCTTGGACCGAACAAAAATGGCGGACTAAGTCGGGTAAGCCGTCGTCGAAGACCGGCGAACGCTACCTGCCGGAGTCCGCCATTAAGTCGTTGTCGTCCGCCGAGTACGCCGCGACTACTCGCGCCAAGCGCGAGGGAAAGAAAGCTGGCAAACAATTCGTGCCGCAGCCCAAGGGCATTGCGGAGAAGGTGAGCCCCTACCGTCGTAAAGGCCTTTGACATGCTTAAGACCGCTGCATGGCAGCGGAAGGAAGGCAAAGACCCGAACGGCGGTTCGAACGCCAACG